TTTATACACCTAGGTGTCCTTTTACAGAAGTACCAGAATACGGATATTTTGCTTCTTTTGTATATAATTAGTATGAAGAAGCCCCTCAAGTTTACATTCCAGCGAATATCGCCGCCCATGCTTTTGGCCAGGCTTTTTAGCACAGCACGCTTCCTGAGGTTGATTGGGATTTAACGCATGTTACTTCGATCGGAGAAGGGGGATTTAGGGCTTTTAGTGACTGTTTCTCGCCCCGGTTGGTTTTGGGTCCCAATCTTACTTCTTTGGGAACTAATGCATTTAAGGCTGAGGGAAACAGTCAAATTTCCGTTTGTTATCTTTTTACGGACGAAGATACGCCACAGTTTGACGTGGCAAATGTAGCAACAACCTTTACCCCCTCCCAAGGTGGGGCTAAGAATTCAGCGGCATATAAGATTTATACCGACAACACAGCAATTAAAAACGCGGCTCTAGCAAAAGCGGGATAGTATACCACTGTTAATGTATATCATATTGATGGGAGTGATTGGGAATCATGAATGCAAATTAGGATTTTTTGGACCATATCGACGAATTCAGGGCTGACCAACACGAACATCTAAGGTTCGCGATTTTACACCAAGACGAAGTTACTTATGGCTCTGAAGAGGAGTGCAATATACAATATTGTATAGATAATAATATTCCTTGCTATAATAGGAAGGGACCGGGGGGAACAATAGTCCATGCGGCTGGTAGTTTAGCATTGAATTATATTTATTCCCATGATCGTTTTCCTGAATTTTTATCTACAGAATTTATAGATGATTTGTGTATCTATTTTAAGAACAAAAATCTTAACGCGTGGGTAGAAGGAAACGATTTGTTAATTGACGGTTTTAAGGTGGCAAGCGGTGCGGCGTAGAACCTTCCTCCCGATTGGCGCTGGTGCAATATTGTAATTTTAGTATCAACTACGCAAAATTTTGACCTTATACAAAAAGTTTGTTTAAAACCGATGATTAAAGTGCCGAAGGCTTTGAGCGATTGGGGAGTTTCTACTAAAGAAATGATCAAATTTATAATAAACTGGTTTTCGGAAAAAAATATAAACATTGGTGAACCAAATTAATTAATTTATTGGAAGTGACAAAATATGCCGAACAATTTAGAAAATAACGATACCTGGATTGATCAGGAATATCGCACAATAAGAATAAAGGGCGGCACAGATGCGACTAACGCTTCGTTAATATCATGGTTAGAAACCAATGCGGTGCAACAAGAAGACCGGGACGCCCAGATGTTAGATGTTGCACAACTTGAATCGGATTTAACGGATGTCGCTGATTCTGTGCGTGTTCAAACAAAAATATCGAATTTGCTTGCTTTCCCCAACGATTTTCAAAGTCAGCTCGATTCATTGCCGGCTTCTTACAACATTAGTTTCAACGGAACAGTTGAAAATGGCTCTCTCGAAGGAAGCTCAAGGGTTGTTGATAATGGTGTTGCAAAAATGAGATTTGTGCCCAACGCGGGATACGCATGTCCCGAGGCGGTTGTCGGTTTTAGCGGAGTTACTGGCTCCTATTTTGTTCCCTCAGGGGTTATAACAATAAGCAATCCAACAGGACCAGTAACTGTGGGTAGCGGCATGACATACACGTGTCGACAAGTTACAGCATCTACGGTTACTGGTACGCCCCCCCTGTCTTTTACAGACTCAGCAAGAGCCTATATTACGGAGTTAGAGCAAACAGGAGTGTGCGTATAGAATGGGACCCCAGCTCCTAGCGCTCCAGTGGCCATTAAATGTAATAATGGCTCGATAGTGTTAAAGGATGCAGAATTACCGTATGGTTATAAACGACTTGCGAGCATAATTTTCTCTGCTAGCACATATTATAACACCAACAAGAAGTTATATGGTTCAGATGTTGTTACAATGACCATTTCTGATTTTACATCAGGTGGACAAAACTTGTTTGGGTGCTATTCTGGCACAGGTGATGATGTATATAACTTTTCACTGTATATTTACGGCACTTCTACTGGTCAGGCATATTGGAGATATGGTCAAACCATCTATCGTCCAGTTGTAGGCAGTACTTCTCAAAGAACGATTACGTTTGGAGCAGGTGGAACAACTGGTTTTAAAACAAATGTGACACATAATACAGTTGATTTTGAGACAACGAGCGTTGCGTGGATTGGTTCATTACCAAATTCAAGTTCTCCAAAGTATGAGGGCAAAATCATTGGCAACATTACAATTGGAACTAGGCTCAAATATATCCCCTGCGAGAGAGTATCAGACGGTGCAATTGGTTATTATGAAGCCATCGAGGGGGTATTTCTTGAGCCACAGGGTTCTGCTCCTGTGAAAGGTGCTTATGATGACACACATCTTACAGCAGGCGCAGCTGGTACGCCTGAAGTATTAAGTGTTGGCAGTAAGAACCTCAATGCTGGGGACCTCGACCATATCGGCTATACTTCAACTGGCGGTACTTCTACATCTTCAACTTTTGCGGGCACTCTTTGTCAAATCCCCACCAAAGAAGGGGAAAAATTCACCGTTAGTTGTGGTAATATCGAGGGTGGTATCTCTGGCGTGTTTATCAACACCTGGTTAGAAGACGGTAGTTGGAATACTCGTCAAGCAATCGCAGCGACGGGCGGTACTTTAACTTACACGGTTGGTGCAGGGGTTAGTTTAATTAACTTTACTCTATATAAAACTGGCGGGGTCGAATTATCAAATAACTCGTGGATGCAAGTTGAGTATGGTGCAACAGCAACTAGCCATGTGTCATATGCCACTCCACAAACTGCGAGCGTAGCAGATTTATTTGCTGTGGGTAATTATAAAGACACACAAGATATTATTACTGGTGATATCACTCGTAAAGTCGGAATTAAAGTATTTGATGGAACGGAATCGGTTTCTGCTAGCGGTGAAGGTTGGGCAATCGCAATATCTGATAAATTGAAAAGCAAACTTGATGTGCTTTGTTCGCACTATCCTTATTCATCTGCGACAATGGCAAATGCTCCAGACAAGAGTATTGTCGCATTTTCTTCTCAAAATATCGGTATTAAAGATAGTTCATTTGCGAGCACTAGTGATGTCCAAGCATTTCTTACTGCTCAGTATGCTGCTGGCACACCTGTGATAGTTGTTTATCCTCTTGCAGAAGAAACTGTTAACAGAGTGGTTCCTCAACGTTTGTACACTTTCTACAATGGAAGTGTTATTTCAGTTACCGCGGAGGTAGATAATATTCCGCTAAGTGCAACCTATTCACAATTGGTATCAACGTCGTGATTTAATAAAATAATAAGGAGATGTTAATGTTATGCGTGGTCAAGGTTTAAAAAATCTTAGCAACACCGCATGGAGGATTGTAGATGTCCCTGGGGTAATCGGTACGGGCACCAATATATTTGATATTCATTTCTTTGTGGGCGAAGAAGAATTTTCGTCTATGAAATTTGAAGATCAGGGAGATAATGGGGCGTTGTATTTTGATAGCACAAAAATAGTCGAGTATCCCGTCGGTGAATGGACAGATGAAAAATATCAAAATATATCTATCGACGGGGGTCTCGACGCAGAAAATCCTGCTCTAATCGCCTGGCTTCAAAAATATGCCAAGAATCAAAACGGTAGTGCTTCTTACGCGGGTATCGTTGGCGCTTTAAATAACGTTGCCAGCGCTGTTCGTGGCGACAGTAGCGCCAATGGTAGTAACGGTGTGCGGATTGTACCCGTTGTACTAATTGAAGAGTCTCCTTATGCTTATATTGATATGGAGGCCAAAGAATTGTATGACATAATTAAAAAACTGGATACTCCTGTATATCTTTCCACTATCGACGAACAACAATATGAGAACGATGGTGTTTAGTGGGTTGAAGAGCGAGCCCTGTTGATTCCTATTGTTGAGGCCTATCGGGGCTCTGCGCCCGATGTAGTAATGTACGCCTTTGAATGTATGTCTGGCGAGTTCTCGGGGTTCCTTGCCGATTCGGACGACGCAAAGCCGACTCTTCACAATTAAGCAATGATTTTACCACGATTGGAGGTATGTTGTAATGTATAACAATATTAAAAATTTAAGCAACACCGTGTGGAAAATCATTGATATACCCGGTGTTATTGGTACAGGAATAAATAAATTTAATATTCATTTCTTTGTGGGGGAAGAGGAATTTTCCTCGATGACATTCGAAGACTGGGAGAATAGCGGTGTTTTGTATTTTGATGATATAAAAGTCGTTGAATATCCTTATGGCGAATGGTCTGATGAGGAATATCAAAACATCAGCATTGATGGCGGTCCCGATGCCGGTAATCCTGCTTTGATAGCATGGTTAAAGAAGTATGCCCAGAATTAGACAGAGAGCGTTTCTTCTGCAGATATTGTTCAAGCTATTAACAATATCGTTAGTGCTATTCAAGAAAAGAGCGACGATGGTAACGAAGATGGCGGCGATAATGATGACGGGGGAGCGTCAGGTTGCGCTTTGATTGTTAGCTTAACCCGAGACAATCCCAAGAAGACTTCCCTTATAGATGGCTTTACTGCAGATAAAACATTGAAAGAAATTTATGATGCTTTTAGTGCGGGAAGATGTATAAGATTGGCTATATATGGGAGCGTTGGTAATTATTATCTGAATTTAACAGCAGCGAACCTAGATGTTATCGGTGGCGATAATGATATATATAAGGCACACGCGTTGGATACCGATGGTTACTTTTCCTCGAGTGGCGGTGCCTCACAAACAACTTGGAATTTTACGCAAAATGGCGGCGGCGACGTAGAAAATTAAATGAGTTTACAAGGAAGGGAATATAATGTTTAAAATTGTAATTGATCCCGGTCATGGGAAAAACGACAACAAGGGCGTGTATCCTGAATATAAAGAAGGAACGCAAATGTGGAAGTTGGCCCAAAAAATTCTTGCTATTCTTGCCGACTATGAATGTTCAGTTATATGCACCCGTCCATCCATAGACGACAATCCTACGCCCGAAGAGCGTGGTAAAATGGCGGTGGGAGCCGATTTCTTCCTCTCGCTTCACTCTAACACCCCGGGGTCCGATGACAAAGGTACCCCGGCCTATGAAAAATGCACAGGGACGATTTCGTTCTATAGCATAAAAAGACCCGATGATAAAGCTTTTGCTGTGGATCTCGCAAAAAAGACTGCGGAAATTATGGGTATTTATAGTCGTGGCGCCAAACAAAAGACCAAAAAAAATGGTGACGACTATTATTCCGTGATTCGCAATTCTATAGAAGTGGGTTGTAAGCATTCCTATATTATCGAGCACGGCTTCCACACTAACAAGCACGACTGTGCGTTTTTGCTGGACGACGGCAACTTGCAGAAAATCGCAGAAGCAGAAGTGGCGCTTATTGAAAAATATTACGGGATTAAAAAGAAAGAGCCGCCCATTCCTTCTTATGTAATAGAAGCGGGTGATATCGTTTCGATTATTGCTGGAGCAGTATATTGGAATGGTAAATCCATCCCCAAATCTATATTACAATATAATTGGAAGGTCACTTCGATTAATCACCTGACGGGTCGTACTGTCCTGGGTAAGTCGGAAGATGGGAAGCATTCTCTTAATTCTGCCGTGGATAGTAAGTATCTTGTAAAAGTTACGGCCGAAGAAGCCCCGAAGCCTGAAACCTTCCCGGCGGTATCCTATACTGGTACCTCGATCAAGGCGGCTTTACAGTCTATTCAGGTGAACGACTCTTTCAGTTACAGAAGTAAGATTGCAAAAGCCAATGGGATTACTGCTTATCTGGGAACTTCGAAGCAGAATGCAACGCTTCTTAACCTTCTCAAACAAGGCGAGTTAATAAAACCGTAATTTTATTTGATTTTTTGTTGTTAAATTGCACAAAAAAATTATTATATAATATTTTAATATTGTATAAAATGCACAAAAATATTTTTGTGTATTAGGTAGGAAATCTTTTCCTACCTTTTTTTATCTCCCTATACCTTGACTTTGTTGTAAAACCTCCTATATTATTATTGCGGAAGGATTATAAACCTCGCGATAGATGTGGAAAGTTATATGAAGCATATTATAAGGAGAAAATATGAAAATATTATTTTATGACGGAATTTTAACTGATTTTATTTGCAAGCACAGAGATATAAAAGAATTAGAACCCCCTTTTATAACGCTTGATGCCGGAGATGGCCCGTCAATGAATAGGGTGCTTTTAGATGACATAAGTGACAATCCTACCGATTTTGTCGATAAAGCGGTGGTGTTTACTAATTCTTTAATTGCGTTAGACCACAGATATGGCTGGAACCATAAAGAAAATCACACAGATATTTATATCTGGGTTGATGAGCTGGAAGAATTTAAGAGAATTGACTCGCTGACAGACAAAGAAATACGTTACGCACACCACATTGAAAAGATGTATTTGGCCGGAGCGTTTGAATATAGTGAGTACGAGGAGATGGATGAAAAGGAGAGCGAGAATGGCTGATTATATTGATAGAAAGACAGTGCTATCTTTTCCTTTTGCAAACGAGCAATATGACCATGAAAATGCAAATGAAGATTTTATTCTTGGATGCGAAACATATAAAGAATGGTTAGAAAATTTACCCATCGCCAATGTACAGGAAGTCCGGCACGGAAAGTGGCGCGAGGATCATTTCGGCAATGGCATAACTGTTCCGATCAGCAAATATTATATTTGTAATCAGTGCAACCATACTTCACAAAAGAAAACCCATTACTGCGCACATTGCGGTGCAAAAATGGATGGAAAGAGGAACTTGAAGGGGATCATGGTTGGCTCTATACAGATAGGAGAGAATAACAAATGAGAAAAGCATCAGTACATTTAGAAATTTTTGTTCCTGATAATTTTCAACCCGGTGATTGTGAACATTGTCCTTTCAAAAATGTACATGAGACCGAGGTTAGTTATCAGGTATACGAAAGAAAAGTCGAATGTCATCTTGGTAGGAAACCGTTCACTTGTCCCATACACATACATATACCCAGTCAATACGAAGAATTGGGTTTTTGAGAGGAGAACTAAAATGGCAGGAGAATATCTTAATCCAATGGAACTCGGTTTTAAACCCACCGCCGGCCCAGAATCAGAAATGAAAGAACAGTTTTATTTGTTCCAGTTTGATGATGATTCTGTTTATGAAATGACCTGTGGTATTTCGTTTAAAGATGCGCTGTGGGAAATGAGTAAATATACTGGATATAGTAGCGAGATGCTTCTAAAAGCGCTAAAAGGATATGACTCTAACGATGTCGATGGTATTTGCGCCCTCTTTGAGGCATTGACTTGCGCCCCACGAATTCGGGCGGTCTATATTGTAGAAAAAAAGATATATAACCTAGACACAAAGTAAATAACAACGTCTGAAAGGAAAATAATAATGAAAATGAAAGAAATTGCAAACAGAGTTTTTTGGGGAATTGTTTCCATGGTTTTTGCCGCCGCGGCCCTTGGGGTGGTTGTAGCCACTATGAGCCACGAAATCAGCTGGTCTCTCGCATTTTATATTTCATGCATCTCGTTAGATGTTTTGGTCCTGTTAAACGGTGCCTGGATGGTGTACAAGGGATTTAAAGAGCTTTGTGACACTGTGGATGCCGCTCGCGAATCCATAGGTCTTCTTTATCAAAAGGGGTTCAATACCAAAAACAAGGAAACAGTAGAAGGTGTAAACGCGGAGCAGGGAGACAAATAAATATGTTGACTTGTATTTATTTATCGTTGTTTTGTCTCGGTGGCGCGATTGTCCTGCTTCTTCAGGGGCGTACGGAAATTTGGCCTTATGTCGTACTATTATCTCCGGTTGTTTTAAGTGAATTTTTTGCTGCCTGGGCCTATAATAGAGATAAACGTGAAATGGCACATTTGCACGAGCGAATCAGTTTCTGGGGCACCCAGGTGTTGGCATTAGCAAAGCATGTGCGTGCGCTGGAAGAGGGAAAGACACATGAAGATTAAAGAATTGGATCGAGGGACGCTTTTCCGTATAATTGGAGACCCGGAAAAGATAATTTATATGAAAATACCTGACCCGACTTCCGAAGCAAACGCGCGTATCATATACGATAACACCGAGGTTTTTATTACACCCGATACAGAAGTCGAGAAATTTTCCCGTGGAAAAAATTAAGGAGAGCAATATGGAAAAAGAACAAGTTAATCATCCTTCTCACTATAATTTCGGCAGTATTGAAGTAATTGATTACATTCGTAGCACTCTTGGTGAAGAGGGGACCTATGATTTTTGTATAGGGAATGTAATTAAGTATATCAGCCGCGCAAAGCATAAAGGAAAACTAAAAGAAGACCTCCAAAAGGCACAGTGGTATTTAGCCTATGCGCAAAATATTGCAGATAAAATGTTAGAAAAAAATTGATTTTAAGAAAAAACCCCATAAATTAATAAAGAGCGAGACGTACTCGCGCATAGTATTATTGTATTATTTATAAGGATTAAGGAGAATTTAAAATGGCTAAAGAAAAAGAAAAAAGAAGAGTTAATCGTGTAAAAATTGTCGGCTTTTTAAAAGAAAACAATCTGGAAAAAATCCGTTCCGTGAAAGACATGGATGTCATTCGCGGTTCACTTGTTATCGCAACAGATAAGATAAGCAGTTACAAAGTTCAGTTTTGGACTCCGGAATTCCTTTACAATGGAAACGAGTCCGATGATTACAAGGCGCTTGAAGGACTTCTTCCTGAAAACACAATTAGTGTTGCGTCTTATTTAAAAAATAATACCGAAGCAAATTTTGCGACCGCGTCTGAAGTGGCTAGTAAGGTTTGGGTCATGGCAACTCTTGAAGAATACGCCTCTCGTAAGGGCGAAAGGGTTTCGTCTATAACCACTCTTAAAGGTTTTAAGGCCGGGTTCTCTAAAACTGGTGGCGAAAAGGCCTTTACCCCCTGTGCGGAATTCGATATTGAGGTTTACGTCAATAAGCTGGAAGACGAGATTGATGAAAACGAAACGTCCACAGGGCGTGTAATTCTTGAGGGGCTCGTTCCCAAATATGATGGATCCGTAGATTCTATCGAATTTGTAGCAGTAGAAGAAGACAACGTTGCTTCATATATTAAGAAAAATTATCACGTCGGCGACACCGTCACCATAAAGGGCGATGTGGTAAGCATTCAGGAGCGCATTTTGAAAGAGCAGAATACCGAAGATTTCTTTGGACGTTCCCCCGATCCGCAGTATGAAACGAAATTCATTAGAGAGCGTCGTATCCTTGGCGGTAGCGCTAAGCCTATCAAACAGGGCGAAGAGGGGTGCATAACTGCTGAAGCCGTGCGCGAAGGACTGCTTAAGCGCGAAGAAAAAATGCAGAAAAACGGCCAGCGTGCGCTTGAAAGGGAACGCGCGAAGGAAGAACAGGAAGTCGTTGAAACCCCGGCGCCCGCTCGTTCTGTCGGCTCCGAAGACATAATGGATTTTTAATCAAAGGAGCGGTAACTCATGGAAGATAAGAGAGAAGAGCGAGAAATTGTTGCAGTAACCCATCTTGACGAACTTCCCATTACAGCCTCGACTATACAGTCTCTTGATTTTGCTCAAAAATATGAGTATTTAAATCTTTTGATACAGAAACTTAACGAGGTTAAGAAAAACGTAGACAGCACCATAAAAGAAATTGTTAAAGACAATTATCTGTCGACCGGGAAAAGTTCTTTGTCTTCCGAGGGGTATAGATACACCTATGTACAGGGATCGACTCGTGAAACGTTAGACACCAAAAAAATCAAGGCTGAATATCCAGAAGTTTATAAAAACTGTTTACGAATAACACCCACAAGCGATTCCGTGCGTACGACACGCCTCATAAAAGACGAGGAGGTCGTGGAAAGCGATGTTATTGAAGTAGAATGAGAAAGAAATCCACGACCTCCCCAACGGGATGGTCGTGGAATTTCTGCCAGAAACCCACACATATATTGTAAACGGGAAAGAGGTCCCCAGTGTCACAACGCTTCTCACAAAGGTTTATGGAGATGCTTATTCTGCTGTTAACTAGGAGCTGTTACGTCGAGCCGCAGAATACGGTACAGCCGTGCACGAAGATATAGAGTAGTGGATCAACGTGCGTAAAGCGGCCCCGGATGCCGAGATAATATCTCCTTATCCCGAGGTTCGAAATTTCTTTGAAATGATAGAACCGATCTACAAAATTACTCCCATTATGACCGAGAAAGTCGTCGTTTTACAAAATCCAGATGGAGAGATAATAGCCGCCGGGCGCTTTGATCTTTTGTGTGAAGTAGACGGGAAATTAACCCTCGCAGATTTTAAAACAACCTCAGTAATACACCGAGAACTTGTAACAGCCCAATTAAATTTATATCTGCGCGCCGCTATACAGTCGGGATATCTTTCCTCCGAGGGGGCGGATCTCGGAGTGATCCACTTAAGCGGCGAAAAGTGCCGCTATGTTCCTATTGTGAAACTACGGGACAGCTTTTTGTTGAATTTTTACAATTGACAGATTTTAAAAACCCTTTATATATATTATTGAATATACGAAAGGCGGTTTGAATTTATGATAAACATTCCTTTGCTTACCCCTGAAGACATCGAGGTAAAAGTAAAACAAATTACAAAAAATGGTGCGTTGGCATTAATTTTTAAGACTGCTCGCACTGATCGTCGAATTTTAAACCAGGTGTTTGGTCCTTTAAACTGGACGTCGGATTATAAAATGGTTAAAGATAACCTGTATTGCGGTATTGGCATACGTGAGTCCGCCGACCAAGACTTTGTCTGGAAGTGGGACTGTGGTACCGAAAGTCGTAGTGACGATGATGGTAATGAAAAAAAGGGCGAGGCGAGTGATGCTTTTAAACGTGCAGGCTTTCAGGTCGGTATAGGCGAAGAACTGTATTCTTCTCCGCTTATTTGGCTGGACGTGGAGACCGTGCAGCGCGGGGATAAGTGGTTTTTGAAAGACCCCCTCGCTAAATATGTAGTTACGCACGTTGCTTATAACGAGGAAACGCGTGTAATAACCGAGCTGGAAATTTGTAATGCAAAGACTAGTGTGGTCGTTTTTAATTGGCGTTTGCCGAGTAAAGGGGCGATTGCTAAGAAAATGACCCGTACTATGGCACCCGTTTCCACCACTGATACCGACGACACTCCCCCTTGGGAAGATTCGACTCCGGCCGCCTCCACGTCGCCGGAAACACCCAAAAAGACTGCCAAATCTGAAGGGGCGGGTTCAAGTACCGAGGCGGAAAAACTTCCGTTAAAACAGCTTATATCATCTATAGGGAGCATTGTAAAATCGCTCTATACGAAGAACGGTAACGCTACTGTGTATAACAATATTGTAAAAGAAGTTAGCGGCAGTGATACGTTTAAATGTAATGCCGCTACCGAGGCAGATTACGACGTAGTAAATGAAATTTACCGTCGGTTAATGGCTTTAGAAAAGAATGGCTAATTCAGCAGCTCCCGTTTGTACGAAATGCGGGTCCCGCATCGTGGGGCTCGTATATTCGCACGAGGGAAAAAAGATATGTTATTCGTGTCACGAGAAAATTGTTGCAAACATGGAGCAACTCGAGCAGGAAAAGCAGGGAGTGTACCGCTATATTTCTGAGCTTTTTGGTGTTGCGGAATTGCCCGCAGATGTTCTTGCAGGTGTTTCCCGAGAGTTAAATTCCGGGAAAACCCCTCGGGGAGCCTGTGCTACTTTACGGTATTATTATGCCGTGGAGGGTAATTTGCCCACGAACATTAATTCTGTTCCTTATATTATTCGGGATTATTACGAAGTCGCTCGTGAGTATGTGCGAAAAACGCAACAACTTAAAAAGAAAAACGCAGAAATCGATATAGATGTTCCTAGTGTTACTATAACGCTAGACCCCAATAAATTAAATCCCAAGAAACCCAAAATGGATTATAATATTGAAGACCTTTAAATGCAGAAAGGGGGTAATTGAATGGCAGAAGCCGAAGTTCACAGCGCATCAAATAAATTAGCTGTTATTCATGTTTTGGCCGCGCTTATTCAAGACCCCCTTTTATTTTCAGACAACAATTATTCCTTTTCTATAAATGATTTCCCCGAGCAGTTTCACAAAATATTGTTCGGGGCTATCGAGCATCTAGCAAAAAATGGAATGGAAAAAATTGGATATCTGGATATAGATCAATTTTTAAAGCAGTATCCAATTCAATATAAGGTTTTTTCAACCAATCGTGGTATTGAATATATTCAAAACGCTCTCACACTATATGACCCGAAAAAGTTTGATTATTATTATCAAACATTGAAGAAGTATAGTTTAATCAACAGCCTGTCCGCCAATGGTATTGACACAAGGGATATTTATGATCCTAATATTGTGGATCCCGTTGCGAGCGCAAAGATGTATGAGCGCTTTGATAGCTTAACCGTTAATGACATTCTCGCGGCCGAGGAAGTCAAGATCATTCTCGCAAAAGAAACTTACGGCAATAGCAGTGACCGGGTAGAAAACCGCATGGGCGATGATATTTTGGAGCTCGTAGAAGAGCTTCAGGAAACCCCGGAGATGGGCCTACCGCTATGTACCCCAAAACTGACCACTCTTTTTCGCGGACAGCGCAAAGGGTGCGTGTATATGATGTCGGCCCCCACTTCTACGGGTAAAACACGTGTTGCGGTAGGCGAAGCGTGTCATTTAAGTGTGCCCGAATATTACGATACGGTAAAAAAGAAATGGGTTTCAACCAACCTTAAAGAAAAAGTATTAATTATTGAAACCGAGCTTGAGTTAAGAGAAGTACAGACCATGGCTCTCGCTTATGTCTCGGGCGTCCCAGAAACTCATATTTTAGATGGTCGATTTTTTGGCGATGAAAAAGAACGGGTGTTGAAAGCTGGCGAACTGCTGAAAAAAGCAGAACTTTTTATGGTCGCTATTACTAACTATGATACAGAAGATCTAATTAGCACCATAAAAAAGTATTACCAAATTCATGGCGTTCAATACGTTTTCTACGATTATCTTTCAGAAAATATGAAAATTATGGCGGAAGGCACGCGAAAAACAAAGGTCGCGAACCTGAGAACAGATCAAATACTGCTTTCCATGATTACTGCGTTGAAAGATTGCGCTAAACAGCTTGGTCTTTATATATGGACGGCCACACAGATTTCTGGTAATGTACAGGGCACAAATGAACTAGATTATACTTTCTTGCGTTCGGCAAAAAGTTTGGGCGATAAGGTTGACGTTGGTTGTATTTTAACGGCGGTACGCGAGGCAGATCGTCCTGCGGTTGAGTCTTATTGTGCGAAGGGGTTTGAACTTGAGCCTAACTTCGTTCTGTCGGTTTATAAAATTCGTCGAGGAAGCTATCAGAATATTAAAGTCTTTTTGTATTTCGATAGAGGAACTTGTCGCATGACCGATACTTTTGTAACGGACTCAAAAGGACAATTGATCCCCGTAGAGGATACCAATATAGAACTGTTGCTCGATAAAACCAGTGAAGAAAAAATTGAAGACGTATTTGCCCCCGTTTTGGGCGAAGGGGTGACGGAATGGGATGGTGAGTTTTAATGGATGCTAAGACGATAAAAGAAAAGCTCACTACAGAAGATGTCATTAAATTATTCTGCACGCTGCAGGGCAATGATAATGTGTTATATGATGCCCAGGGACACCCCATTTTTAATACCTCAATATGTCACGGCGGGGACAGTGATAAATTATATTATTATCCCGAAACCGGACTCACGCATTGTTATACTTGTGGCAGAACTTCTGATGTGTTTGAGATAACACAGCGCGCGCTCGACACAGATTTTAAAGGGGCAATGTCATATATTACTGAATTTTTTCACATTCGCGATTACGGCTTCGGCACCGACGCGGAACCTAATCTTACCGACGACTGGGATATTTTCCAGCAGGTGAAAGATTACAGTAATGAAACCCCTGTATATGCGCCCCCCGAAAATATTCCTGAAAATCTTCTCGAGTATTTTTATCCTCTGGCGGCCCCGCTTGAGTGGCAAAAAGAGGGCATCAGCCCGGAGGTCATGCGGGCCTTTGGAATTCGTGTTGATTCCGCTCTTCAGAAAATTATCATTCCTCATAGGGATGAAAACGGTAAACTGATAGGTATCAGGGGACGCTCATACAATCCCATAGAGATAGATAACGGGAAGAAATATATGCCCGTATTTATACAAAAAGACATGTATAATC